AATAGCGATGGTGTCAAAGAAATCTAGGGTTAGAGCAGCTGTGTCTCCAGCGGCATCGGTAGCGTTTAGATCAAGGGTAATAGCGTCAATCCGGATAGTGGTCTCAGCTCTAGTTGCAACGTATATCTTGGCCACATCTAGCACCTGGGCATCTGTCTGAAGCATAAGGTCTGTGTAAGTTATTGAGTGTGGGAAGTATTTAGTGATTGACGTGGCGTTGGATGAGGTCTGGGCTGTGCCACCTGTGCGTGTGAAACTTGCCTCGTTGATAATTAACTTGTCATCAAAGGCAAAGACTATGTTCTTGTAGCCTATGCCTGAGCCGTCATTAGCAAAGTTAGTTGGATTCTGCCCTGACTTGCTCTGAATCGAAGCGCGAGAACGGAATTGAGCGTTACCAGATGGGTCAAAGTAAAAGGCACCTTGCTCGCAGAATTCTAGGTTCTTAATGGCTTGCAACGCTGTGCGTGATGAGCCTGGGTCTGCTAAGACTGTGGCTGAGCCTGTGTCTATGTTACGCATGGATGTTGGCCAGCCAACCTGATTAAGCACGTCTGTGACTCTGGCACTTGTAATCTGACCTGCACTTGTGCCAGCCACGCTAGTTATATTGGCCTGAGCGAATAAACGGAAAGCATCCACAAGTTCAATATCTACGAACCCGATTTCCATATCTTTAGGGTAGGTGTAGTTATAGCTGATTGTGTAGCCTGAGAATAGGAAAGAGTCATTGCCAGCAATACGCATCTTGCGTAGGGGAATCAACTTGCCAAAGTAAGGTGAAGCAGGGTTTTGTGGATTCCATGCGCCTGTTGGATCATAGACACGCACCGAGGCAGTTCCAGCCTGGAATTGGTCTTGCAATAGGTCATAACCACGTCTAATGCTGATTCTGCCTACTTGACTTGATATGTCTACAATATCGTTAGCGTTCTCACCTAGACGGTCTGTGCCTAAGATTCCGTGTTCAGCATCGCCAAGAGTAAAGGAATAGCCAAAGATAGGGCCATTGCTAAAGTCAAAGAGAACGCTGACGGTAGGCAGGGTCATTATGAGCCGTAACTAAACACGCCGTTGCGGTTCACGGTTGAAGATGTGCCATTGGCGTTTGCGCCTACTACTGCTGCGTTGATGCCATAGGCCGCAGCTGAAGGGTCTATAAATATGCGTAGTTCAGTAGCGGTTAGCGATGTATCTGTTGCAGATGGTAGGAATGGCTGGCCAAAGCCGCTGTATCCATAGAATGAAGGAATACCCAAAGGGTTGGCTGCTGTCTTTGGAATTTCAGGTATTACGGATGTTGGTGCTGTTGGTGCAGTTGGAATACCCACCTTAGGCGCACCGAGTTTAGCCAATTCATTTCTGAGTTGTTGAGCAGCTGCCAAAGCCGCTTTAAGGGCATCTGTAAAGCCACCAAGCGGATTGGTTGAAGATAGTTTCATTGCTGCAATCTGTGAGGCGAGAAGTTGTTGTGCTAGGTTGCCAGCTTGTTCTGTATTGCCTAGCAGAATGGCCTGTTGTAATTTAAGGCGTAGGGTTTCATCCGCAGTTACCTTGCCCATAAGCGCAGCTGTATTCTGAATTAAGTCCATGTTCATTACCATAGAGGATTGCTCTAATAAGGCTTTAGCCTTTGCTAGTGCTGTTTGCTCTTTGAGTGCCTTAGTTTGTTTAGCCGCCAGGGCTGCCAATTCCTTTTGACGCTTGGCGGCATCTGCGTCAGCCTTACGACGTGCCTGAATAACTTTCATGGCCGCTGGAGACATATCTGGCATATTGCCAGATCGTGGGTCGTAAATTCTGTCCTTTGTGGCTAAAGCATTACGCTTATTTTGCAATGCGCCAAAGACGTTTGATAAAAGATTAAACCCGCTAAGACGAGCGACATCGCCAAGCCCTCTAACTATTTCTGCTATACCACCAGCCATAGCCTCTATGTTTTTTGTTGCCTTTTCAATATCACCATTACCAAAGGCTGTGCTAATAGCATCAACTAAACCGCCACCAATAATTTCTTGAGCGTTGCCTGAGGCAATAGTTAATGCGTTCAACTTGCCAGCGTAAGTGTCAGCAGCTAGTGATGCTTGTCCAGAGAAAGTGTTATTTAACTTGGTTAAAATCTGCTCAAAGGACATTGTGGAAAGTTCAGCGTTAGTCAAACCAAGGTTGTATTTTTTTAAGCCTTTAAGGTTGCCTACATAAGCCTGTGATAAATCGCTAACGGTTGTGCTTAAATCAACACCAGCACCAGCAGATGCGTTTAATGCTGCTGTTAAAAGTTGCTTAGACTTAGTATAAGATTGGGTTACCTGGACAAGTTTTGAGAAGGCCGGGCGTAGTAAATCATCAGCAACGTGGTAAGTTCTTTCGAGTCCACCAATAAATTCTTCTACGTTTGTTTGTTCATAGGCAAGGCCTAGATTGTCAAGGGTTCTAGATAACTTCTGTATTGCTGCATCATCTTCAGCAAAAGCCTTAACCGATGCAGTTGCGTAACGGAAAGCCTTTTGCGCTCCAGCCAAACCAATATAAGCCTTAGCAAGCGACTTAACTCCTGCTTGAAGTCCCAAAACATCTTTGTTGGCTTTACCGAAGGCTGCTTTGCCTTTGTATTCGGCACCAATGCCAATCATTAAATCTGTTGTTGCCATTATCGACCTACCCTTGCTCTAAACTTTGCGGCTGCGCCTTCAATGGCCTTAATTACTGCTGCGTTGGTCTTGCCACCATCTTCAGCCCATGCACGATAAATCAAGCGGCCTTTCATATAACGCCCACGTCTGCCAGATCCTGTGCGTGTGTTGCCTTGAGCAATCGGGCTTGCGTTCTCTAACGCTCTAATGAATTGCGCACCGGCTTGAGGATTGTTTGAGTGGCTAAAGTTTTTGTTAGTTCTAGGAGTGCCTTTAGGAGCCTTTTGCATACCGTTAGGGTTCTTGCGACCAGCAGTTTCAAAGATAGCACCTGAAGCAGTCTTGTTAGCAATGGAAGCTGCGTAAGAGAAGCCGCGTCTGTTTGGCTTAGATGGTGTGGTCTTATAGCCAATACCTCTACGCATTAAGGTTGCGTTATAGATAGGCCACTTGCCTGTTTTAGAATCACCACGCCAATGCGATGGTGTGAAGTCTGAAGGAATAAAGCCGCGTGCCTTTTTAACAATAGGCTTTAATACGTCAGCTACTTCATCTTGCAATTCTTTGGCTAAGTCAGGTTCAAACCTACGAAGGGCGGTGCGAAGTTGGCTAGCGCCTTTTAGCTGCGTTGCCATCCTTTAACTCCTTCGCCCGGTCTTTCATTGCCATTAAATACGTTTTGAACATTCGCACATCCATATCTATGAAGGATTGTGCAGGAATTCCCGTCTCTAGGCTCATTCGTGCAATGAGGTAGTGAAGGGAATCCCTAGTTAGTCCAAAGGGTCATCATCAAGAACTTCCACACGCACAAGAGTGTCTAAGAACTCTGCGCCAAAAGGTTTGACAGTTTCTCCCGATCTACGGATACATTCCCAGGCTAACCAATATACGTCAGTCTGCTTCTCATCCTCACGGAAGGCTTTGTGTAAGCCTTTCTTTGCGTATGCTTCAAATGCGAACTCTATTGCTGGTGTGATTGTGTGAGTGGTATCGCTACCATCCACCCTTATTATTCTTAACTTTGCCATGTTAGCCCTTTTCTGTTAGTTGTTTAGAATGTGCCTGTTGTTGCTAAAGCAGTTGTGCTGTTGCAAGTAAAGGTAATGTCAAACATTGCTTCATCTGCTACTGCGCCGCTGATGTCTGGAATGTTGTCAATAAGGATTGTGCCTGTGTAAAGTTTGTTTGTTGCTGATACTGATGCAACCTTATCTTGAACCGCTGAGAAGGCTACGGTTGTGCCGTATGCAGTTTGTAGAGTAGCAAGGACTGAACCTGCTGCTGTATCGTTCAAGAATGATACTGTGATGGTGTCAGCTGAAAGTCCGGTAACGAACTTGTGGGCTGTGTCTCCCATTGCAGTTACTTCTAGTTGGTCTGATTGGCGGTTTAGTGTGAAGGCTGTAACGTGATCTGATAGATCAACTGTTGCAATCTTAAAGCCAACTTTGTTGTTTAAGAAAATTGCCATGGTTTATTCCTCATCTTTCGTGGCTGGTGCCTTAGGGGCTGATGGTTGAACTTGACCAATCTTTTTAAGAAAAGCCAAATCCTCAGGTGTTAGATTAGTCATTGTTTAACTCCAACTCGTAAGTAGGCTCACGCGGATTTCCGTAGTGAGTAGGTCTCCAGCTGTTGTATCAACAGATACCCCAGACACAGAGCCAATGTTATAGTTTAGCGAAGATGCTGCTAGTTTAGTAAATACATCAACAATAAAGGTTTCCATGTCTTGCAATGAACCTTGATTGTCTAATAGTGGAAGATAAAGTTTAATTCTGAAATTAGCCAAAGGTGCAACGGTAATGTGTTGGTTGTTGCTTGGCACAATGTAAGGATCATCAGGTTCTACAACCACGCTGTTGGCCAACGGTGAGGCAGGCGGAAAAGAGAATACCTGCCATACCGTTGGATTACTTAAAGCCGTTGCAATGGTAGAACGGAGAGTTGTGACGGCAACTGTCATCCGACTAGCCCATTAGGGTTTAAGTAATTCGCAAGCAAACCTCGCACGCGTGCTAAGAGCGTGTTTCCGAGCCTATAAGGCGACAAACTTATTCCGTCAGGTGAAACTCCACCAGCGTTTGAAAGTTGTCTTGCTTGCCATATATCCACGGCAATCATAAGTGTTGCTTCTCTTACTTCTGGAACTGTTGCAAAGTCAATGTTTGTGCCAGCTGCTACTGTGGCAAAAGGTTGGATAGGGTTCTTCACTTGATCTGAACCTGTTGCTGCGTAGCTGATTGAATAGTTATATGCCGTCAAGGAATAGTTCTGATAGTTTAGGGCTGATACCTGAAGTGCGCCGTTAATTTCAGTAATTGTCTTTGTGCCGTTGAACGGAGAACCGGCATTGGTAATAGTTACGCTCTGGCCGACATACATTCCGTGTGGTTGCTGGAAGTAAAGTGTGGCCACGTTATCTGTAAGGCTTCTCGCTGCTGCGTAATAGTTATTGAACCATAGATGCCCTTTGATGATGTTCTCAGCTGCTTGGCAAACTTCTTCAACAACTGAATTATCATAGAGAGTGCCGATACCTAGAACTGTGCGCAGTTCTGCTTGGGTAACGTATGTGGCTGCCATGATTTCCTCTCTAATTAAAATTGTGGGGGCTAAGGGCTACAAAGCCCCCACAACACTATTGCTAAGTGTGGGTTATGCAACCATCCACTTGTATGCGCCTGCTGCAACCTTAGTTGCGATTGCGCCGTAGCCGTAGTAGGCAACGTTGATTTGACCTGAAGCGATAACTGCTGCTTCTAGTTTGAAGGTTGGTGACTCATACCATGTGTATGACTCTGGGTTTACAACAATGATTGTTCCATCGCCTGTGCCTGAAAGGTTACGATCTACGTAAAGGTTTAGACCGTTGATGTTGCCCTTTAGTGATACTGGTGATGCGTTACCGCCAGCGTTCATCGGTGCAACTGCTGTGTAGATAGCGCGGTTTGTTGAATCAACAAGACCCATGATTGCGCCCCATTGTGCAGGAGATACAACGATGTTTGTTGCGAAGCCTAGAGTGTTTGAGTAAACATCTACTGCTGCATCTGCAACGAAGTCAAGAAGGTTAGCTGCTGACATTGTGCGGTTTCCGCCGTCTGTCGCTGCTGCTGCAACTACTGTTGCTACGCGTGCATCTGTTGCCTTTGCGTATGCGAATTCCATGTTGCGAACTAATTCAGCGTAGAACGCTGGAGAAGAACGATCAAGAAGTTCTACTGAGAATGTCTGTTGTCCAGCAAACTTTTGAACTGTAACTGACAAGAATGAGTCGTTAAGGTCTGTGTCTGACGGTGCTGCTTCTTCAGCTGTTACTGCAACTGTTGGAACCTGTGAAATCTTAGGGATTTCAAAAGTCATACCTGCATCTGGAAGTGTTCCGCGTGAGATTGCGTCAATGAATGGGCGATCTGCGTTTGCAAGTGGGTTGATAACTTCGGTTAGCTGACGTGTAGGAATTAAACCTGCGTTGTCAGTTGTGTTTGCTGCTGCACGGATGTATTGACGAGCATCGTCATCTCCGAATTGCGCACGGATTGTGTTCTCTAGGAATTTTTCCTTTGTGAACTCTAGGCGTGGAGCAGTGTACATTGCTGCTGTTACTGTTGGGCGTGAGGCTTCAACCGCAGGGGTTTCTACTACAGCCTCAGGTGCTACGGCATCTGGAGTATCCAAGATGGCCTCACTTTCTGATTGTGGG